GTCGAGGTGAGCACCCCCGCAGGCACCCTCGACTACGTCGCGCCAGACACCCGAGCTGATTCCAACGCCGACGCCGCGCTCCAACTTCGCATGTGTGCTGTTAGCACGCACAGCGATGAGGTGGCTGAGAGCTGGGAAATCTTGGGTGAGCGCCTTCTCTCGGATAGCGGCCTCACCGCCTTCGGGAAACGAGTTTTCTGCGTCGATGAGCTCCCCCAGGTGACACCATTGACCCTGGATGCGTGGCTCAAGACCATACCCTTCAAGACGCAGACAGCCTACCGGAAGGCCCACCAAGCGTGGGTGGAGAAAGGCGCCAACTTGGACGACTTCCGCAACTTCAAACTGAGCGTCAAGGACGAGCCTGGTGTTAAAGCGAAACCCCGTGGCATCATGGTGCCACCGGTCGCTTACCATGGCGAAGTCGGGCCCTGGGCGCGCCCGGCTGGCAACGTCCTCGCTTCCACCGTGTGGGGCAATTACACGGATGAGGCGCACAATCCAAGAAGTCGTGTCTGGTACACGCAGGGCGCGACGCCCGAATCCCTCGGTGTGTGGATGCAAACAACCACTCAAAGGTTGACCCGAGGGGGTCGCGCCCCGGTCTGTCTATACGCGGACGCAGTGTCCTTCGAAGCGTCAATTCATCCGATGGCGCGCCGCGTGACGACCAACATCTTCAAAGCAATGGGCGCTCCTGAGCAAGTCCTGCGAATTTTGCAGGCTGGTGAGGAGTGGACAGTGCGAACAAGCAGCGGCACTTGCTTGACCTTTGAGGGCAAGACCCCCTCTGGCATCGACACCACCTCGTCTGCGAACAGCCTGATCACTGGGCTAGGGTTCGCCACCGAGCTCGCGGAATACGAGCTCAATGACGACTGGTACGGACTGGTGCAGGGGGATGACGCCTTCTTCATGGTGAGCGTGGAGCTCTGGGAAGCCATGGGGGCATCCACGGAAGGGCTCGTGGAGCACCTCGGCACGCTCGGCCTGAAGTTTGAGGTCGGGGCGTGCGAGTGCACCTACGCCAATCCTGGGCCCGCTGACTTCTGCAGCGGCTTCTTTTGGTGGTACCCGGACGGAACCTGTCTCTGGGGCACCAAACCAATGCGCGCGAGCATGAAATCCTTCCTCGTCGACGCCACCCTCTATCCCGGCGAGGAAGCCACATTGCAACAAATCAAGGCCACAGCACAATCCCTCGACGGGCGATCAGCACACATACCCGTCTTGCGCAAGGTCGTGCAGAAAGGCCTAAAGGCGACTGGCAAGAAAGTCACTGCCAAGCGCGTCGACCAACACACCATTCGCGGCGGCGACATTCGCAGGGCCCCGGACCTGGACTACGCAGCACGGCTGTACGGACTCGAGATCGCGGATCTTGAACGACTGGAAAGAAACGTTGAGGAAGATGGCTTCCCTATCCAGTTCTTCGATCCCGCGGCTGAGCGTATGCTTGCCGTTGAGGGCGTGTCGTTCCCGGGCACTGGCGACATCGTTGCGCCTTTGCAGCATCACGAAATGGAGACCGGCATGACATTCGACAACGCGGTCAAACCGGTAGAGCTGCAATTCGGCTCCTTCGTCGTGTCTGGTGGGACGGCGCGCATCGCCTTGTAAATATGTTCCGGTGTACATATGTATAGTGTAGAATACCGGCGTCCGCCCCACGAAACGGGGCGACAGAAATTTTTGAGAACGTCTCTTTTTCGTCGTATCGTCTTTCGCGTTCGTTGCTTTCTGTCGTGCTGTTCCAACAATGGCCAAGCCGAAAGGGAAGGGCAAGCAGGTCGTGAACGTCAACGCCCTGGCGAACAAAGTCGCCGGGCTAGTGTTGAAGAAGAAGCCCCAGACTCGTCGACCTCGTAAGGTCAGCCAGCCGCGCATGCATAAGCGTCGGCAGAACATGGCCGTGCGCACCCGTTGCAGCTACAAGGAGACGCTCATGTCGCCTTTCAACTGCCGCGGGGCGCGCATTCCCGACCTCATGACCGTTCCGTCGTGTGTCGCGGAGACCTACAACGAGCAGAGCATCACCACCGTCCTCGACTCTGGGGTGGCCAACTCCTACAACTACGTCTTCGTCCTCGGCCCCGACAACACCCTCGGGGTCTCGCCCTCTGGTGGTATCCCCATCACCAGCAACGTCCCAACTTCGGTCGCCCTCAATCCGGTGGCTAACAACTCCACCCTCCAGGCCGCGTTCGAGAACATCCGCCTCGTGTCGGCGGGCGCCTCCCTGTTGTACACGGGGAACGCGCTCAATGGCGCGGGCACGATCACCGCGGCCCTGGTCCCCAAGTCCCAGTTCGGCGTCACGTTCTCATTGGCGACGATGAAGAGCATGCCGGGCGCCCAGACGCGCGCCGTCCTTCCTGAGCAGACCTTTCATTGGTCGCCCATGGACTCAGCTGACTACGAGTACTGGACGGCAGCAAGCGGAGTGAGTACGTCGCTCCCCGACTACTACTACCTCATCGTCTGGGTTAACACGCCCGTGGCGCTCAACTTCGAGCTCGCCTACACGTGGAACTGGGAGGCTATCCCAAAGACACTCACCAGCGCCCTCTCCCCCCCCGAGCCGTCTCGCGCAGACGTGCGCCAACTCGAAGAAGCGGCGAACCTCATGGGCTCGCGCTCCTGTATCACCGAGGTCGAGTGGCTCACAGGCCCTGTCGGCACCTCTGCTGGCACAGGCCGCGGTCGCGCATTTCGCACGGGCGTCTAGTGGCGCAGGC